ACTTTTTTCTTGCACATGGTGGTGGTTGCTTTGGATCGTAAAAGGGCGCTTGCTTTCCTTGTGTCCTTCGCTTCCTCAACACTGCTTCTTCTCCTGTTTTTCCTGCTGTTATATGTAATTGGGATCGTATATAATTTCTTCTCAGGTCTGTTTTCTCCTAACGATTCTTCAATTCTTTGTGTCTCTTTCCGGTTCTTTTTCAGTCGCAGAGACGGTTTGCTTCTGTTCCTTCTCTTTATACAGTTTTACAATATTGCTTTCCAGATTTCCGCTGCTATCGTTCGGAAGATTTTAGAATCCCGCTACTTACTGATTGTTTATACTTTTCGTGTTACAGCCGTTCTCTTTCTCTGCATTGCTATCGCAATGGTCGTACTCAGTTTTTTCGATTTGGCGAATTGGCGGCTATTCCTCCCTTATGCAATGCTAACCGGTCTTTCTCTTACCATTTCCGCAAGGTCGCTTGGGAAGTCCCATTAAGACGAGATTCTTATTTGCTCCGTCGTAATATAAAAGTATCAAATATGGTATTTTTACTATTGACTTTTCCCTCGCCATGGGTTATACTGAGCCTGCAATGAGATATTTTCTCTCGTTGCCTTTATGCAGCCCTTGGCAGTACGCCGCCCACGAATCCGGGTTTGGCCGATCCCAAGGGCTTTTTTATGCCAAAAATAGTTCCAAAATTGCCGCCGGCATGGGGAAGCAGCTTCGCATCGAGTTCGTTTAACTCAGTAGCTTCGTTTTATTCTCCTTCGGCCCCGTTCCCACGTCGGCCACGCAGGAGAACAGCAGCGGTGCACCCTCGATATAGTCCACCGAGAAGCTGTGCAGCCGTTTTAATTCCGCCCCATCTATAATCACGCGGACCTTTCCGTTTTCGGAAATAATGTGGATAGATTGCATGGTGCGCCCTCCCCAATATTGTAGTTATTCTGTTTTGACGAGCCGTGCCGGTTGTACCAGAACCGACACGGCTCTATCGCAGATACCCGCAAATCACTTCGTCTGCTGCACCTCTATCGTAGCAGGAATGCCGGAGCTTGTCCACGCGCAGTTCTGCTTTTCCCACGCAGCCGCTGCAAAAACAGCCTGCAGCCGCTGCGAATTCCGCACAAGCACGAAAGGAGCCGTGAGAAATGACCGCATACCAGAAGCTGTACCCCAAATTTGAATCCTACCCCGAGGCCGTCCGTCAGGCAAAGCGTCTCAAGGGCCTCACCATCGACGCGCTGGTCGAATCGGCCGGCGTTTCCTATTCCTCCGTGTCCCGCCTCTGCGACGGCACGCAGCTCGATCCCAAGCTCTATAATTCCGTCGCCCTCTGCAAAGTCCTCGGTCTTTCCATGGACGAGATTTTCGGTCTATCCGCGTCCGAGGCCAGCGCCGAGGAATTGCAGGCGAAGCTCCACGCCGCCGAGCTGGGAAACGCCCACCTTGCCGAGGAAAACAAGCGTCTGCACGAGGTCAACCGCCTCCGCGCCGAGCAGCTTGCCGCCCGCGCCCCCGTTATCTATATTCTTCTCTTTGCCTGTGCGCTCCAGTCCTGCGCCTTGATCTTTTATCTGTTCGTCGATGCGCAGATCAAGGATGCCGGCCTCATCCGCTTCGGCGATGTCAGCCTTGTCGCGTGGCTTCTGATCTTCCTTGTCCTCTCCGCAACTTCCGCCTGCGTCTGGGCGACCATGCGCTTCGCCCGTAAATTCAGCAAAAAGGAGCGCTGACCATGTACATCCCCGAGCCGAAAGAAACCCCCTCCGGCTGGCGCATCCAGCTCCGCATCAACGGCCAGTCTATCCCCGTGCTGGCCGACACGCCCAAGGAGTGCAAGCGTCAGGCCGCCCTTATCAAGGCGCAGGCGCAAGCCGCCGGAAAGCCCGTCAAAAAATGCGACCTCACCCTCTCTCAGGCCATTGATGCCTATATCGCCGAGCGCAGTAACACGCTTTCCCCCTCTACCGTTCGCGGCTATCGCATCATCCAGCGCACACGCTTCCAGTCCACCATGCCGCGCGTGCTCTCCCGCATCAGCCCCTCCGAATGGCGCGGCATCGTCAATGACGAGCTGGGCATCGTCTCCCGAAAGACCGTCAAAAACGCATGGGCTTTCATCAAGTCCGTTCTATCTGCACAGGGCATCGACGTTGACAATGCAGTCAAGGTCTCGCAGCCCCGAAAAAAGCGCGACGCGAACTGGCTGGAGCCGGACGAAATCAAGAAATTTGTCGCAGCCGCCGCAGACGATCCGCTCTGCGTTCCCATGCTTCTGGCCCTTATGTCCATGCGTATCTCCGAGATCGATGCGCTCCGCTGGGAGAATATCAACCCCCACGCCGATTTTATCCACACCACCGGCGCACGCATCCGCAATGAGAATAACGAGTATGTCCTCAAAGCCGAGCAAAAGAATCTGGAATCCGACCGAAACGTTCCCCTGCTGATTCCCGAGCTTCGCGCGGCCATCCTCCGTGACTGGAAACCGGAGGGCAAGGTTCTTTCCGTTTGCCAGACAACCCTTCGCTGCGCGGTCGAGCGCACCTGTGCGCGTGCCGGTGTTCGGCGCGTCACCGTTCACCAGCTCCGTCACAGCTTCGCCTCCCTTTCCGCCCATCTCCGCATCCCCGCCGAAATTTCCATGGAGATCGGCGGCTGGAACAACGACAAAATCATGAAAGAGATTTACACCCACATTGCCCGCTCCGACATTGAGCGCTATAAAAACGAGATGTGGAAATTCTACAATGATACTTCCCCCCAGCAATTCGATGATACGTGAGCATTTTCATAAGCATTCACTGTTCCCGAACCTGATATTTTCTTTCCCGTTCCCTGTTATTTCACTCCCATATTCGGGACTTCCAAAGCCCCGTCCCCCCTTGCAAATACAAGAAAAGCCCTGCAAACATACTGTTTGCAGGGCTTCCCTATTTGGTGCCGGTGGCGGGGGTCGAACCCCACCTATACGCTCTTAAAATCCAGTGTTTTCAATGCTTTTATGAAACCGCAAGCATTTTCATAAGCATTTACTCTCTCCCGATGCTCTCCAAGCACCGCCGGATCGCATCTCTCGACGCATCGTCCTCAGCACAGCGCATCAGCTCTTCGAGCTTTTCCTTCATGTCTGCGCCTCGGCTATAATGCCCGCGTACATAATGCGCACCGCTTCGCCCGTAGGAGCTTCCGCGCCCGTAGCTTCCGCGCATGTCGGCCTGCCATTCGCCGTCTCGGCTGTATCCCTCGCGGCTATAGCCATTTTCGGAGCGTCCCTCGCGCATCATGATCTTGTCAAGATTCTTGATCGTGCTTGCCAGCTTGTGCAGCACGTCCAGATCGCCCGCGCTCAGATTCTCCTTGCGGGAATACCGTTCCAGTTCCTCGCAGAGCTTTTCTCTCAGTTCGTACATTATCCTTCCCCCTTTCAGGAAATCCGGTCAACGGTCATGTTGGAGTTTGCAAAGCTGACCTCCTGTGCGCTGGTGTTCTTCATCGCCACCGTCACGCAGCAGCCCTTCGGCACCTCCACAATCGCGCTGACGTAGATGTTGAAATAGTTCTCCACGGCTGCCGGTGTCACGGTTGCTGTCGCACTGTTCAGCGCTTCGCCGTTGATTACCAGCGCTGCGGTGATGGCCTCCACGGTTCCGCCGGTCGGAATCGCGATGTTCGCACCGAAGGACACTTTGAATCTCGCCTTGCACTGCTGGGTCAGTCCCCGCAGCGTCACGATCCCCGCGCCCTCTCTGTGAACGATGCACGGCTTACCGGTTACCGCCGTTTCCGTCAGCGGCACGTTCTGTCCCGCTGCTACGCTCACGATATTTGCATTTGTAAATTCTGCCATTTGTTAATTCTCCTCTCAAATAAAACTACGGCGGGACGATTGCCCCGCCGCGTCTCGTCAGTATCCGCAATGCGGCGGATCATTTTCGTGAGTTCACGAAAAAGCTGAAATGTTTGGTTGTCAGTTGCAGTTGCAGTTGCCGCAGCCCGCGTACTGGAACGGTGCCGGAACGCTGAAGGCCGGAACCGGTCGCGGATTGTTGAGCGCAAACTGGTTGCCGATGTAGCTCTTAAGGCCGTCCGTCTGCACCGCCTGCGAGGCCGCGAGCTGATAGCCGAACAGAAGCTGATTCTGCTCTGCGATCTTCGCGTCCTTCGCGGCCATCTCCTGCGCGGTCAGGCGCTGCTCGATGCTGCGCATTCCGCAGTTAAATGCGTCGATGATGTCGCGGGTGTTGTTCTGCATCAGGTTGCGCGTCTGGCAGTCCTGCGTCGCCATGTCGTAGCGCACCTGTGCGATGGCCTCGCGGTTTTCGCAGCAGCAGTTGGAAATCTGCTGCTGCAGCGCAAAGAGCTGCTGCATGAACTGCATCTGCGCGTTGCACCGTGCCAGCTCTGCGGCCGAGAAGCCGTCCTTGATGCTGTTGTTCAGCGCGAAGGTGCTGTCGCAGATCCCGTTGTTGATGCCGTCGAGCTTGCGTTCGATGTTTGCGAAGTCGGAAGCCAGCACATAGCCGTCCGAAACGCCGCCGTTGTTCCCGCCGAAGCCGTTGCGGCCCCAGCCGAACAGGAACAGCACGATGATCCAGATCCAGCTGTCTCCGAACATTCCGCCGCCGTATCCGTTATAGGCCGGCTGCACAGGCATCGTCACCATGGGGTTTCCTTCCTGAAAAGACATTTCGCTTTTTCTCCTTTCTCAAGTATTTATATCAATTCGTGGCCACGAGATTGATCTCACAAAAAAGCCCGGAACTGCTGCGCCATTTCCTGGAGCTGGTCAAGCTGCTGCTGATTGATTTTCCCGGACTGCACCAGCTTCATGACCTCCGCTTTCGGGTCTCCCTGAAAACTCGCCTGAAACTGTCGGAAATCCTGCACCATCTTCTGAAACTGTCCCATCTGGCCGCCCATGCGATTCCCGCCGAGCTGCTGAAATAAGCTATTGCTCATTCTGCTTTCCCTCCATCAGCGCCGATATTCTCTCCTCCAGCGCCTTCAATTCTTCCCGTGTCGCGTATTCCTCCGGCTTTTTCTTCGGCTGCTCGTTTCTCTCCGTGTAGTCGAAGATTCTGAGCGGCATCGGCATTCCGCTCTGATCTGTCGATTTGATGTAGAACGAATGCTTTTCGCTGTCCATCAGCAGCACGGAGTTCCCCGCCGCCACCATATAGGCTTTTGCTCCTTCTTCGCCCTGCACCCAGATCACGCCGTTTTGCGTCGTCGCCTGCTGCGTCGGCTGGTATTGCTGCCGCATCTGCATCAGATTGTCCTGCATCGGTGCAGGATAGTACGGATTTCCGTAGTATGGGTATGGCATTTTAATTGCTCCTTTCCTTTTCCCAGAAGTAGATCGGCGTTTCGCCGCTGGAATCCCAGCTATCAAACAGCTTTCCGTCCTCCACGCACACCGCGTGGCCGGACAGCGCCAGAATGAACGTCCCCGTCGGGTGCTCCTGCGCAAAATCCGCTACCGTGTAGCACTCCGGGCAGTCCTCCCGCACAAGGCTGCGCCGGAATCCTTGCTTCTTCAGGTACGCGCCCCACACGGCATTGCTTGACGGCATGTCCGCTGCCAGATTCCCCTCGATGCAAAGTCCCCAGTAAACGCTGTCCCAGTCCTTGCCGGTCGCCTTGGCGATTGCCCGCACCGTGCAGTCTCCGACCGCTTTCCCCCTCGGATTCGGCTGAAAATACGAATATGCCATACTGAACACCTCTTTTCTGTGTCCAGTATGGCATATTTCCGTTTTCGTTGTGGGTCACTTGGGGGTCATTTAGGGGTCACTTGCGGGTCAACTCCACGGCATCATCCACCAGTCATAGCTTTTATACTTCTGGCTCATGATCCAGTCCTTTTGTTCTGCGGTCAGGCTCAGGCTGTCGATCAGCTCGATGACCTTTTCTCTCTTGCTGCCGGAAATAAACTCTCCGTCCTCGTCCCTGTCGGATTCCAGCTCCGCTTGAGCCAGCCAGAACTTTGTGTACTCCTTTGCGGGGATTCCTGCCTCGTGAGCCTCCTTGAACTTCTCCGCCGTTCCTTCGGAATAGATTGCACACAGCGCTTTATAGGCTTCATTTTCGGAAAGTCCCGCCTGCGCAACAGCTCTGGCCTGATATGCCTCCGAAAAGTTCTTTCCATCAGCTTTTGCGGCCTTGCGGGCAATTTCCTCTATCTTTATTGCGCTGTTTTTCTCAACGCCCGCTGCGGTCATTTTGTTGTAGAAGCTCGCGGATTTCGGCACAAGCGCCTCGTTGATCGCCTCTCGGTTCTTCCCGGAATACTTCTTTCCGTCCAACCAGCTTGCAAACTCCGCCGCCCATTCGCTTTCGGTCTTTCCCGCTTTCAGCTCGCCGCGCTTGTCGAGGATTTCGGAAATATCCTTCCACTTCATTCCGATGTCGAGCAGCTTGTCAATCGCGTCGTTTTTCCCGCTTTCGAGCATCGCGCTGTAGATTCTCATTCTCTGCCCGTCGGTCAGACCCTCCTGCGCTACCAGCTCGGCGCGTGCCTTTTTTCGGTGCTCCTCCTTCTGCTGCAAGCGCTTTGCCTTTTCCTCTTCGCTCTCGTCGTCCTTTGGCTCCGGTATGTCGGAGTAATTCATTGCATCGTCCATCCGCATCATCAGGCCGTAGAGCGCATACCCGTTCACGCCCTCCTCCCGCAGCTCTTTCCAGAGTTTCGTCTGGTCGGCATTCAGCCCGTAGCTGTCCCCGGCATAATACCGATTCGCCTCCGGTGTCGCGTTTGTCCCGAACAGCACCGTCCGAATATCGTTCCACACATTGTCCGTGTCCAGCGCGTAGAGCAGCCGCTCGTTGTCTCCGTAGCCCTTGGTTTTTCCACCCTGTGCAATTGCCTTAATGCCGTATCCGGTTTTCTTGGCCTGTCTGCCGCCCGGAACCAGCTCTGCAAGGAACTCCAGCCCCTTCTCCAGCACTTCCTGCCCATTGGCGCTTTTGCCGTTTCCGGGAAACAGCGCATCATAGAAGTTTTTCCCGGTTCCGAAGATGTTCGGGAACGGCATTGACCGGTCGCCCACACCCAGCAGTCCGGAAAGATTCGAGGCAAACGGGATCTCGTTCATCAGGTTGTAGCCCGTGTCCTTGATCGCCGCCGATGTGTCAAACCCTTCCTTCGGCTCCTGCACGTCGAAGATTTCCGAGCCGACCACCTTGTTGATAAGGTTCTTGATGTAGTCATTCGTCGGCAGCCCCTTGCCGGATGCAAAGAAGTTTGCCGTCAGTCCCGCAATGTCCAGCGGTGCAGGCGTACCTCCGTAAAGTTCATCCGTCAGCCGGTTCAGCACGAACGCCGCAATCAGGTACCCGAAGATCGTCCGCAGCAGCATTCGCGCCGCGCTTTTCTTTCCGTGTTCTCTGGCCTCCCGCTTTATCTCCAGCGGCATATCCTGCATGACAAACTCCACCGTGTTCAGCGGCTCGATCTGGAACACGTTCAGCATTTGCACCACAACGCCCTTGCTGTGGAACTTCAGCGGCTTTGCCCCCTTCGTCCGATCTCCCATCAAGGCTCTGCCGTACCAGTCCGCAAAGCGCATGGCCTCCTCGTGGTTTTTCCCATTCCGGATCGCATCCCAGTATGCCGCGCGCGTCGCAATCGTCGAGAGCATCGAATCCATAAATTCCGCCGGTGCAAACATGCCGGAAATGAACTTGTCCGTCCCGCTCTGCACCAGATAGTCTATGCCCTTCTTTCCGGTCAGGAAGTCGATCTCTTTTCGGAATTCCCCCAGCTTTCCCGTGCAGAACTCCTGTGTCGCTTTCAGGATCGCCCGCTGGCTTCTCGTCGCCTGAAGCATCGCAAGCTGTGCGCTCTGGTTCAGCACCGAGGACAGATTTCCTGCAACATTGGCCTTTGCAAACGCGCCGACCAGTTTGTTTCCGATGTTCAGCCATTCGCGCCCGCCGCCGTACTCCGTGCCTCTGTCGCCGCCGAACTGCTTCCCGGCCAGAATGTCGCCGTAGTTTTTCAGCCATACGACCAGCGGAGAATATCGCGTCTTGTTTGTTTCTTCCCCAACCAGCTCGGAGATCAGCCGGTCGAACACCTGCATCATTTCCGCATCGGATAGGTCGTAGTCGTCTGCCCCGATCTGCCCCATTTCCTGCAAGTATTCGATCTTTTCCTCTGCGTCCGAGCTTCGGCTCATGTCGATTGCCTTTTGCAGATCGTCCACGAAGTTTCCGCGCAGGCCCTTGCGCAGATAGCTTTCCGCCGCGCGTACCTTCTGGATGTCGTCCGTGTGGAACAGAATGTCGCTGAGATACTGCACATAGCTCTGGAATGCCTCCTCGATGTCATAGGCCGTCTTGTCGGTCTTACGTTCCAGCAGGAACGGGTTCCATCTTCTCTGCGGCCGGAATCCCTCCGTCCGTCCGGAGATCTCCGCAGGCAGTGTCGTCACGGTCTCGTTCAGACCCAGCACTTCAAGTGCCTTGCTCATTAGGTTGAACTTTTCCGCCAGAGGCATATGCGGCGTATACCCTTGGATCCTGCCGATGGGCTGCATGCCGTGCGCCACGAGGAAATCGTTGATTGCCTCAAAATACAGGTCGAATTTTTTCCGGTATTCCTGCATTGCATTCTCGCATTTCTTCTTGTCAATGCCCTCGGTGTCCTTTCCGTTGATCCACTGCGCATATTTCTCAACGATTTTCGCTTCCTCGCTGTTCAGCGCGAATTCTATGGTCTCGTTGGAAATGCTTTCGCCCTTGGCCACCTTCTTGGCCGCGTCCTTCAGGATGTCGCCTCTCTCGCTGTGCTCCGCCTTTTCCACATATCCTTCCACGTCCAGCATCATGTGCACATAGGCGCGTTCGGTCTCGTTCAGGCGTGACTTCTTCCCGCTGCTGTCTGTAAATTCCTTCACGTCGTCAAACTGCTGATTCGTCCATCGGTAGCTCTCCGCCGTGTTTCGGATGACCGGCGCGAACAGATAGTTGTAGATCTCCATGCCCCGTTCTTCTCCGAAGATATTCACCATCGACCGCAGCGCCGTCCGGTAGTTCAGCACCAGCAGCTTTTCCGCCTTGAACAGCTCCGGATTTGCCATGATCTCGTTTTCCGTCGGGAAAAGCTCCATCATCTTGTAGAACAGGCCGTCGCGGATCTCGCTCTTGCGCACTTGGATCAGATCCTCGCCGGTCATGCGCTCGTTCAGGTACAGGGCAGAAAGCTGCGAGACAACCTCCGGCCGGCACTTGTCCGGCAGCCTGTAATACTCCTGCTTCCCCTGCGCGATTTTTTTCGCTGCGCGGATCTCCTGTTTTGTCGCCTCCATCCGCTGGATGGTCTTGTCGATCTGCCATTTCACGCTCCTGCGCGTCTCCGCGCCCTTGCGCATGGTTTCCACCTGACCGTAGTCCGCGATTCCGCCGTCGATCTTCACGCCCGCCTTTTCCAGTGCCGGAGAACCCTTGAAGTTCTCTTTTGCAATGCCTTCCGGATGCACGCCCGGAATTTGCTGCCCATAGGTTTTCTTGGCCGCCTCCAGTCTCTCAAGCGCTTCTTTGGGGCTGATGCTCGTTTTCGGCGCGGGGTCTTTCGTCATGGTCGCTTTCCATGTGCCGTCTGCATTGTTGGTCAGCGCCCACTTGGTTCCGGTCATCGCCTGCAAGAGGCTCAGCGCCTCGCCCGGCTGCAAGGTCGTGAATCTGGACTGCATCGGTCTGTCCTTGCCATACGGCAGCTTCGGCTCCGTTGTCCCGAAGCTCTCAAGATACGCCTTTCGGATTCCCTCTATGCGTTCCGCCTTTTTCTGCTCGTAGGCTTCCTGTTTCTCCAGTGCACTCTCCCCGCGCTGCTTTTCGATCTCCTGCGCGGCCTGTCTTGACTTCTCCGCACGTTCCTCCGCCACCAGCCGCAGATCGTTTGTCTCTCTGCCCTCCGTCTGGCCGTCGTACCACTCGTAGAATGCCCCGAGATCCTCTGCGTCCGCCGCGTCCTCCAGCTTCTCCGGCGGCATACTCGCAAGCAGCGCCGCCGTCTCCTGCACGCTCGGCTGATACTTCGGCTCCACCGCCGTCAGCAGCTTCGTCTCCATGTCCTTCACGCTGGAAAGGCCGGTTTCCTTGTTCGTGAACAGCACCGTGAGCATGCCCTTCTTCGTGCTCTTGTCCAGCACAAGGCCGTAGTTGCCCATATCCGCCGCCTTGACCCACGTCCGCAGGGGATACACCTGTTTCCCGTTCAGGAAGGGGAAGCCGCGCTTCTGCGCCGCCGCCTCCGAGATCGTCCACGGCTCCACAACGCCCTCGGCCTTTTTCGTCGGCTGCACGCCGTCGGCCTCTCGGAGGATTGATTCCAGCCGTTCGTCCGCTTCCGCCTTGGCGGCCTTGTCCTGCGCGATTCTCGCGTCCCGGCCGGCCTTTTCTGCGTAGCTGTTCAGCAGCCGCTCAAAGGCCGTTCTCTGGTATTCCGTCTGCTCGTCCACGGTCATGCCGAAGCGCTTTTCGTTTTCCTCCATGGCCTGCCGGTAGGGCAGCTTCGTGTCCATGCCCTTGTCGGCCATGTCCTCCATGCGCCGCAGCATTTCCGTCATGTCATAGGTGTCCGGGAATGCGCCGGGGTACTGCTCTGCCAGTTCCTTGTAAAGCTGGTCTATTCCCTGCTTGCCCTCGTCCTCCACAAAGTAGAACTTGTGCCGTCCCATGGCGCGCTTTTTAAAGCTGTTCCAGTCGTCTCCGAACTCCGTCCTGACCCACTCCGGCACGAATACCTTCTGCCCGTAGATCGTGTCTCGGATTTCTCTGTAATAGTCGTCCGCCGGCATCGTCTCCGTCCCGAGGTTCATCACAGCTTCAAAAAGGTCGTCCTTTTCCGCCTTCAGCAGCTTCACGCCCTGCTGCATTTCCAGCATCGGCGTTTCCAGCAGCCCGTTTAATTCCTTGCTGTCATAGCTCTGGATGTTGAAAAGCCTCCGCATGCCGCTTGTCAGGTCGCGCTTGTATCGCTCCTGCGCCTTTTCCTTCTCCTGCTCCAGCTTTTCCTGCGCGGCGGTCAGCTTGTTTTCCGCCCGCTGCACCTTTTCCTCCGGCGAGAGGGAAAACCGCTTCTTCGGCTCCAGCAGCTTTTCGGCCTCGGCCTCCGCCTCCTGTCGCGCCTGTTCGTTTCCGGCCCTGTATTCCACCACGTTCAGGCCGTTCATTTTCAGCCTTTCCACAAGCCACCAGTCCATGCTCGACGGGATCACCGCCGCCATGTTCTCAAGGTGTGCGTTGTTGTTCCGCGTGTCCTCGTTCTTCACGATCAGCGACACGTCGCCCGCGCCCTCGGTGTTCGCCAGCAGCTCCTGCACCGGAATCCTCGCCGACCCATACAGCGCCTCAAGATCATCCTCGTTCAGATTCCGAATGGTCGTGAGATTTTCGTTGTCAGTCTCTTTGGTCTCCTGCAAGAATTCAGAAAATTGCTTTCCTGTTATGTTGACATTCTTCCCTCGGTATGTTATACTACCAATGTAGCCGCTAGGTGGAAGGGAACCGGGACGTAGTTGCAAGCCCGTGGAACGAAGGAGCCTGGCGGCTCTTTTTTTATCCACAAACATTGCCTCGCTGTTTTTCAGAAAACCTGCCGGGTTTCCTGTTTTTACATACGCGCTGACGACCTTCTGCATGTCCTCAATCAGAAGATTTCCTTCCACTGGCCTTAAATCCAGTACAGCCAGCATGGGTGCGCCATTTGTATTTTTCATGCTGCCAAACACGACCACGCGGCTGTTCCCTCTTTTGGAATCCGATTGTCTACTTTTCAGTACCAGCACCGGATCGTTCAGCACACTCGGTATCTTCTTGATTTCCTCCAGCGACATTTCCGGATGCTGCTTGAGAATTGTCTCGATTTTCTCGCTGCGCATATATACATCGCTCTCAATCGCTCCAAGTCCTTGCAGCACTTCTCCGGTACTCCCCAGAATGAAATCTGTCTTTCTTCTTCCGTCTGCGTCCCACTGAGTTATTGCCTCTGCGAACCCTTCCGGATTATCAAGGGAAAGCTGTACTTTCGATGTTCCTTCTCCGCCCTCCGTCAGCAGCGCCCGATCCCATCCGAGGTCGGGCATTTTGTTTTGCCGTTCCTCTGCGGTCATCTTCCGGCGGCTGGCCGTTTCTCTCGCCTCGATCTCTCCTGCGGAATTGATGTATTGCCCAAGATAGACCTCGCCGGGGTTTTCCATCTGCCGTTTCAGATCGAGCAGCTTTCCGAACCACTCCTTCGGATAGAGCTTTTCATAGAGCCTGTCGTGCTCCGCATCCATCCGGTCGTATTTCTCCGTGTCTCCCGGCTTTTCGGAGTAGAAAAGCCGCTCCAGCTCCCCGTCGATCTCCTGATAGCGGATATAGTCGTTCTGTTCTTCCTTTGTCAGGCCGTTCAGAATGTCGCTGTACTCCCGCTGCAAGCGCTCCTGCAACCTGTCTCCGCTTTCATAGTCGCGCCGCGCCCAGTATTCCGGGCTTGTCCCGCCCTGGAAGCCCTCGTATTTCTGGATGATGTGCTGAATCTCGTGCAGCAGCGTCTCCGGCCCCTTGCCGAACAGGCTGTCGGAGAGAATAATCGCGCCGTTTCTTTTGTCAAACTTTCCCTTCACGCCGGGATCCAGCTTTTCAAAGCGCACGGTCGTGTGCCGCAGCAGAGGATACGCCTCATAGAGTTCGTCGTGCTTCAGGAAGTCCTGAAGCTCGTATTTTTTCTCCCATACCCTGTCGCTGTATTCCTCCTGAAGCGCTTCCATTTCCGCTTCCTCCGCCTCTGTCAGCGGTTCTTCGCCCTTTTCAAAGCTGTCGCCCCATTTGTCTGTCAGTTCTTCCAGTCTGCGGTATCTCGGCTCGCCCATCAGCCTTGCGTCCCCGTTCGGTCGGAATTCCGCCTTGCTGTCGTCCACCTCAAACCGCCACTGGCCGTCCGCACCGCGAATCCATCCGGTTTTCCGCCAGATTTCCTCTCGGCTTGCGCCGTCCTCCTCCATGGCCTCCGCAAGCGCAAGGTTTTTGGAGCTGGCCGTCTTGGCCTTCGGGCCTGCCATGCTCGCCCTCGTGCCGCCCTCTCGGGCGGTTTTTTCGTTTCCGTCGCTGTCCTGCGTCCGGCGCACAGCGGAAGAAACCTCTTCCGTCGGTGCGCTGCTCTCCCGCTGGCTCCGCATGGCGGCCGCATGTGTCCGCATTGCGTCGATCAGCTTCTTGAAGCTCCGATTGACAAAGCGGTTCAGTCCCGCATAGGCGTCGGCCAGAATTTCCTCATAGACCGCCGCGTCGCTGTCATATGCCCCTCGGTACGCCTTCATGTACTGTTCGACGATCTCGGTGTATTCCTCCGCCGTCATGTTTTCGCTCACGCTTTTCAGCGCCGTGACAAGGTCGATCTCCGCCGCGTGCACCTTGGCGTGGAAAAGCTCATGCTCCATCAGCACCTCCGGCTCGTAGATGCTCGAAACGCTCACGAAAATGCGCCCGCTTTCCGCATCAAACATCGCGTCCGTGTTGTGGTACTCTCCGTCCTCGCCCTTGATGGACATCGTGCCCACCACAAAGGTCGTTTTCACGCCCTGCTCCTTCGCCTCGCGCTGCGCCTGCTTCATGGCCTGCGTGTACTTCCGCACCGGCACGATCCCGACCATCACGTCAGGGTCGCCGTCTGCGGTCAGTTTGTCCATGCCGGTGTCCAGCACGGTGCCCTTGAAGCGCTCTACTCTTTCGTTGAGCTTCTGCCTGCGAAGATTTTCGTTTTCATTTCCTCCAGCTTCGCCCGTTCCTCCTCTGTCAGCGGCGATTCGTGATCCGCTTTCGACCACGCCGCCAGTCTGTCCTTCGGCACCCACACGCTCATTCCGCTCTTGGTTTTCATTAACACTCTGGGATTGCTCATTGCTCATTCCTCCTTCGGTTTCCTGCGCCGCCGGCGCATTGATTTCCTCTGCCTGTTCGACCGTCTCTTCCGCGCTCTGGGCGGTCTCCTGCGCCGTCTGCGGCGCTTCCTGCGCGGTTTGCTCTGCGGTCGGTATGTTTTCCTGTGCTGCGCTTTCGGCGGCTCTCTGCGCCTTTTCTGCGGCTCTCGCGCTCTTTTCCGCGCCCAGCACGTCCAGATAGCTCTGTGCAGCTTCCGCCACGAAGATGTCCCCCGCGTCCGTGCTGCCGCGCAGGGCCTCTATGGTCGCCCGCTGCGTGATGATCTGAATGTCCAGCGCACGGTCTGTCATCAGCGCCGCATTGCTCTGCTGCTCTGCGCGGATGATGTTCTGCATCTCCACGTCCACAAAGCCGCCGTTCGCCTGCGGCGGCGTGTACCGCTCGAAGCTCTCCGAGATATTCTGTGCGCTTTCCAGCCGGTCGGCCAGCGTGTTGAACTCCCGCACGATGGTGTTCCACTCGCCCTTGGCTTTCTTGATCTGGCTCTCGCTCCATCCGTTGAAGCGCATCAGGTTTTCGTCGCCTGCATAGTATTGCGCCGTGTACTGCGCCATGGTGCCGTAGAGCACGTCCAGATTGCTCTGCGCCTGCTTGCCGAAGCGCGTGATCACCTTCGACTGCACATAGCTTTTCGCTCTGGCCGTCAGGTCCACAATGTCCTCCGGTGCGCTCATGACCATCGAAAGCAGCACGCCCACGGTAAACTCGTCCACCAGCTCTTTTGCCGTCAGGTCGGTCTCGCCCGTCAGCGCGTAGTCCAGCGCCGCGCCCGCAACGGCCGAGGCCACCTCCTCCAGGCCCTCGCCGATGCGGTCGAACACCTTGCTCGATACGATCTTCCGGATGGTCTCATTGTCTGTCAGGTCGGTGATATATTTGGAGATCAGCCCCGCATTCTCCGGGTCAACAATCGGGTTTCCGCCGAACAGTCCGTTCGTCCCGTATTCGATCAGGCCGCCCGCGATCAGCTTCACGGCCCGCTCCGGCATGCTTTTCCCCGCGTCCTCCGCTTCGCCGTAGCTGTTCAGCGCCGCGTTGGCCGAGATCAGCACGTTCGAGCTGTTTTTCATCAGGTTCGCCATCTGTCCGGCAAACTTCGTGTAGCCGCTCACCCTTTTCTGTGCATTGGCAAGGCTCGAGGCGTACTTTCCCCCTTGGGAAAGCTGAGAGAGCGCCGTGTTCCCCGCGCTGATCTGCCCGGCGATCGCGCCCGCTGCGGCCATCTCCAGCGCCGCCTGCGTCAGGTCGCGCGTCATGTTCGCCGTGAACTTTGTGAATTTGTTTCCGTTCTGCGTCAGCTCCGAGGCGTATCGTCCCGCCTCGTACTCCCTCTGTTTTCCCTCCTGCCAGTCCTTGTTTTCATAGTCTATGCCCTGCTGGCCGCCCTCAACGAAGTAGTTGCCCACCGGATTTTCCGCAAGGCCGAACAGGTTCAGCGTCTTGCCTGCCGCCTTTGTGAGGTAGCCGAGGCCGCGCATAAGCACCTGCTCCATGCCGCCCGCGTATTTGGTCATCACGTTTTCCATCGCGTTTACCGCGCCGGTTCCCGCCATGTCCGCATAGGTCTTTGCGTCGATCTTCCGGTACATTTCCAGTGCCGACTGCATTCCGGCTTCGTTCGCGTTCAGGCCGTTTGCCTCTCTGGTCGCCCGCAGCTCTGCGGCATTCGGCGCGTCCGCAATCTGCTGCATGAATGCGTCATACTGCTCCTGCGTCATTTCCGTGTTGGCCAGATACTCCGGCAGCACCTCCTCGCTCAGGAACGTCACCGCTCTGCGCTCCGCGTCCGAGGTTCCCCAGTCTGTTCCGCCGTGGTCAAAGCCCATCTTTCCCAACAGTTCATCCACCGGCGTGTATGCGATGTTCTCCCGCGTCAGATTTCCGCTCTGATACCGGAATTCCTTCATTGCGTCGCCCTTGCTCGGCAGCAGGCTCTTTGCCTCACTTCTGATTTTATCGATTGCCGCCGTGTCCTTGTCGTATCCCGCCTCTCTGTACTTTACAATTTTCCCGTCCTTCCAGTACAATTCTCCGTGCGTGATGTTTCCTGCCCGGTTGTTTTTCTCTTTCCTGACATTTTCAGCATGCGCGAGGTACTCATTCTTCCACTGCTCCACCTTGTCCAGCAGCGCTTCATATTCGCTCCCCGTGCACTTCCCGCTGAGCGCAAGGTAATTCAGCCGTTCCGCGATCTCGGTAAAGATCCCTGCGTGGATATTTTCAACCTGACTGGACGATGTGTTCGCGCTTGTGTACTCTTTCAGCTCCTCGAAGTCCTGCCGGATGTAGTCCTCGTGCTGCTGCACGGTCTGGTTCTGCCAGTCCGCCTTTTCGGCCTTTCTCTCCATGCCGGCCGCAAGCGTGCGCTCCTCCTGCTGGCCTAGCCGGCGGTCGTAGGCCGAGCCGTATCCGGTCTGCACCTTCCCGTCCGCCGTGTATCGCGGCAGACGCATTCTTCCGCTGATCGCCACGTCCGGCATGGCCTTTCCGGTCAGCGGATTCGTAAGCTGTGCGCCCCTCGCGCTCGTCTGCATGTCCTCCAGTGCTTTCCGGTACTCCGCCATCTGCGTCATGAGCGTCTGCGCCGCAGGCGTGTTTTTCTTCTTCAGGTAAGCTTCGATCTCCTGCGCCTCGGTCAGGAGCGTCTGCGCCCCGCTGACCCACTGGTTCGCCCGCTCCGGCTCCGACATCCCCGCCGTGGTCTCCTGCGCCTTTTTGAAGTACGCATCCGCCTCCGTCTGGAACCGCGCAATGCCGCTTCCGAGCGCCAGACTGCCCTCGTCGTCCTCTTGTCCGTTCATTGCCTTCTGGTAGCGCTTGAGCTGCGCCTCCCACGCATTGAGCTGCTTCTGATAGCTCTGCGCGTCCTCGCCCATCACGTCCGCATAGCGGTTGAAGTAGTCCTTCTCCTGTGCGACGTTTTGGAGCATCTTGCTCACCTGATCTTTTTGCCACTTGCTCGATGCGCCGATCTTGTGGTAGGTGGAAAAATAGCCGTCCATCGTGCCGAACAGCCCTTGTATATCGGTCTGCATTGCCTTAAAGCCGGAAGCGTTCAGGCATTTCTCCCGCTCCGCCGTGTCTGTCTGCGTCGCCGGAAGTTGCTGCGCTTTAGCCTGTTTCTGCGCCTTGTATTCCTCCCATGTCGCAGGGAGGGGAGAACTGCCGGAGGCCGCAGTGGAATCCCCTGCGGCCTTCCGATTCTGCTTTTGTGCTTTATATTCTTCCCATGTTGCCGGATACTTCATGCCGTTCCCTCCTTAGATGTTCCTTTTTGTTTTGTCTCGGTTCGGTCGTCCCGGCGTGTTTTTCCCTGTGCCGCCGGTGCTGTTTCCTCCCGTGTAGCCGCCGGTGTAGCCGCTTCCTTTGCTGCCGCTCGTCGTGCCGCCGGTCGTTCCGTTGTAGGTCATCATCGTCAGCAGCCAGTTGTAAAGCTCGTTTGCATCATATCCGATGTTCGCATACCGCTCGATGTCGTCCATCACCGCGTCAATGCCGCCGCTGTTCGCTTTCTTCAGCAGCATTTGCCGTACATCGTCTCCTACGGTTTTCAGCTTCGTGCTCGATGATCTTCCCCCTCCGGAGTAGCTTCTCGAGTACGCCGCGCTCTGTGCTGCCGATGCGATTTTCTGCGCGTCTCCCGCCGAGATTCCCGCCGCCGCCAGAAGATCGCTTGATGGCATCTGCCCGTTCTGCAGCAGCGTCAGCGCCAGCGTGTAGGAGTCGCTTCTTGCCTGCTGCTCCTTCTGCCAGGCGAATTGATCCTCCTGCATCTTCCTGCTCCACTCCTGATAGGCCTGGTCCGCCGTCTGCGCGCCCACCTGCACGCCGAGGATCTGCGCCACGCGGTCGTCCGCTGCGCCCAGCTCCTTCCAGCGCGTCATGGCCGCGTCGATCTGCTGCTGGTAGAGGCTCGGCAGCGTCTCTGCAAGCTTGCTTTTCTGGTAGTCTGCCGCCTGTGAGGCCGCTGCCACCGCCTGCGTTGAGGGAATGCCGCCCGTCATCGTCGCGTACTGTCCCAGCGTGTCGCGTCCGGTTCTGTCCGCTTCCCGCAGATACGCCTTTTTGTAGGCCGAGATCACGTCGTCCCCCAGCAGATAGTCCACCGCCGATTTCTGCGTTCCCATCACCTTGTCCAGCTCCGCCGCATAGGGGCTGACCCCCTGCGCCGTGGGCTGCGCCCCCGTCACGCTGTTCAGCTCCGCCACATACGGATTTGTCGGCTGTGTCTGCTGCACGTTCAGCAGTTTTGCCAGCTCCTCGGCTGACAGCTTCGTATAATCAAGTTCGTTTGCCATGTCTTAACCTCCCATCTCCGTCGGCTTCTGCATCGCCATTTGTGCCTGCATCATCAGCATCTGCTGCTGAAGCTGCTCCTCTCTGCGCTGCTCCATCAAGGACTTGATCTTCCCCGCACCCGGGAAATGATCCTCCTCCATCTTCGTCCAATAGAGGATCAGCGTGTCAATGCTCTTCGGGTCTCCGAAAGCGCCGGACTGCAGGTGCGCCGTGGTCTCCTGCCACATCGCCTCGCGGTTCGTGGCAAGGCCGGACGCATCGTCGCAGGAGAACAGGAATTGGTCGTTCCAGTAAAGCTCCCCGGCATCGTCCATTCTCAAAAATGCGTAGGAATTCCATTCCTCGTATTCCTGATTGCCCTTCTCGTCCCGGAAGCGCAGCGGCCGCTTCTCTTCGCAGTATGCCAGTTGGTTTTTGAACATCCGCTCGAAGATTCGCGCATACGCCGCTTTCTTCAGCACGCGCTTACTCTCCAAGCGTCCCGCCGACTGTGCTGCCGCAAATTCCTTTGCCTTGCCGGACTGCGCCGTCGGGTCTGTCCGTCCCTGATAGCTGTCCGTCATGCCGATCAAGCGTCTGGATTCCTCGTAGGCCTGCGTCAGCATCGCCATGTTCGGGGTGATGTCCGCCTGAAAGTCTCTTACCGCGATCAGGCTTGCATCCGCCGCATTGCCCACATACCAGATGCCGTTGTCCTGCGGGTCAACTCTCAGGTGCGTCGAATCCGGCAGTGTGATCTTGCTGCCTGCCTTCATCAGCCGGTCTATGGTTTTCTGCTCCAAGCGGTTGATGGTGTTCTGCTGGTCTGCGATCTTGTCGCAGTCCGATTCGCCTAAGAATTTCCCGTGCGCCGTGACGTTCCGCCGCAGCACCGCCATGAAAATATCCGGCTTATAATACGGGATTTCAATTTCCTCGTCTCCCGGCTCCTGCTCTGTCGGCATTTCCTGCGCTGCCGGCGGCTGTATTTCCGGCGTCGGCATTGTCTGCATCGCCGGGACCTCCTGCGCGCCGAGGCTTCCCATCGGTTCCTGCTCCGTCGGCATTCCCGTCGGCTCCTGCGGCATTGCCTGTTCTTCCGGCTGGTAGAAGATTCTCCCGAATCCGTGCTCCGCTCTCAGACGCTCCACGATCATCGGGTCAATGCCCAGCGTGTCCAGCTCACTCAGCCGCACCCTGCGCGAGGTCTCCACCACGTCCTCCCAGCTTCTCGACCCGCAGAACGAGCACACGCCCTTTCTCGGCTTCCGCTTCTCTGCATCGTCCGGGTATGTCCCGTCCTGCGTCGGCTCGCTCAGGTCTATGTATGCGCTGTCCGCTTCGGTCTGTCCGCACTTCTTGCAGCGCCGCAGGATGCGTGCCTGGCAATCCTTCAGGTCCTCAACCTCCATATCGCCCACCCACGCAAAGCGGCCAATGCCGCCCTCGTCGTTCCGGTATTCCGCGATCTTCAGCGTGACCACGTCCTCGGCGTTGCTTTCCTCCGCACCTCTGACCTCCGGCATTTCCTCCTGAAGGTCTCCCACGTCCACGCCGTAGCGCCTGCGCAGATAGTCCTTTGTCACCGGAATCAGCCAGAAGTAGTAGGCCATTTCGTCCACTTCCTTCACGCCGTCCTGCGGTATAAACTGCATCGGGTGGACGCATTTCAGCGTGTTCTCGCCCACGGTCGTGTGCGTCCGCTTGCTCGTGTCCCACTCCGGCAGATACAGGCAGCCGCCCTGCTTGTAGGTGATGCGCTCGGATTCGTCGTTCAGCTCCTCCGTCGGCAGCCTGTCCAGCTCGTTTCGCAGCATGTTTTCGATCATCCGCGCAAGATGCTCGTCCTCTCGGCGCATCGGCGTGACCTTCGGCATCGGGATGGAGCTGTCGATCTCACTTTCGATGTTTTCCGCCGTGATGTTCCAGACGTGGCTTGTCTCCTTCTGGTAGCCGTACTTTCTGTCGTTTTCCGTCAGCGGTGTCAGCGTGCGGTCGCCCGCATACTGCGCTTCGCGCCGGTGCATTCTTTCGCGCTCTGCCTCATAGGCCGTCAGGTTCTTTTCCAGCCTGCTCTGCCACAGGCTCACGCCGTCTTTCCTGTCTTTCATACTGCCTCCTTAAAAGGGGTTTCCCCAAAGTCTGATCAGCTCGGTGCGCTCTGCGTCGCCCGCTGCGTAGTAGTCCTCCCATTGGTCGTCGTGCCACTGGGCTTTCCTTCCCTCCGGCTCTGCAATGCGCGTCTCCTGCTGGTCTCGGATGTAATAGGTAATCGCAAGCGCCATCACGCAGTCGTCGTGTGCGCCCTCTATCGCCTCCGGCCGGCCTTTTTCGTTTCTGGCAAAGGTCAGCATTTCCTGCAGCGTGTCCTCGTCGTCCACCAGCTCCGGATGCTCTCGCATAATGCCCACCAGCCCCGCGATGATCGTCGGCCTTGTGAGCTTGTCGGTGCGGAAGCCGTAGGACATCTTCACTTCCTTTGTGATTCTGTCCTCCACCTCGCGCAGATAGAGCTTCGGGTATTTCAGCCGTTCCAGTTCCTTCGTCGGGTGCGTCGAGAAATTGACCTCCACACCGATAAGCGCGGCGTTGTAGTACATTCCCAGACAGTAGAGCTGCCTTGCAAACAGATCCTCGTCCGTTCTCGTTCGGTACTTTGCCACAAGCCGCCCCGTCGCATTGTCTATCACCTGCGCCACGAACCAGTCGCAGCCCTCGCCCGCCGTGTCCGCGCCGATCACATACGGGTGTCCCTTTTCCGGCCTCCTGTAAATGATCGTCTCGCCCGCTGCGTCCTCGCGGAATTTCCAGCCCGTCACGGCAAGCTCGTTGTAGGTGTAGTCGAACTCCCCGCGCGTCTCCGGCTTTCCGAGGTTCTGCAGCTTCTCCATCAGGATTTCGCGGTTGAAGATCGTCGCCGAGAGCACGCCCCACTGCCCAAGGCAGTACACCTGATAGTAGTAGGGGTCTGTCTCCTTCATGGCCTCCAGCGTCAGCCTGTCCTCCTCCGGCAGGAATCGGTTGTCCGTGTATACGCTCTTGTGCGTCAGCACGCGCGGGTCTTTCCGGTCAAAGAAGCGCTTTTTCAGCCAGTGCGTGATGCTGATGGGGTTAAACGTCAGGATGATCTGCTTGTAGTATTTCGTGTTGCCGCGCAGTCGGATGTCCAACTGGTTAAAATCCTGTTCCTCGATCTCCGTGGCTTCCTCAATCCAGATTCCCGTGATGTTGTAGATGGACTTCAGCTTTTCCGCGTCGTCCAGCCCCGCAAAGATGATCTCCGAGCCGTTTTTGAATTGCAGATACATGTCCGAGCCTTTCCCCTTCGGGATTTTCTCTATCATCTCCGGATACAGCTCCTGCGCCTGCCGTTTGAGCTGGTTAAAGCAGCTTTCCCGCAGGGTCTTTGCGACCTTCCGCACCACCAGAAAGCGGTGCTTTTCCTCCGTCGCGCAGCGGTCTATGATCTTCTGACCGGCGAAAATGCTCTTTCCCGAGCCGCCGCCGCCCATCAGCACCAGGTGCTTGTGCTGGTCAAAAAGCAGCGGCAGGAACTTCTCGTTCATGATCTCCCGCATTTTCTTGAACCACAGCATCGCCCGATATTGCTCCTCTGTGATCTTCGCCTTCATCATTGGATCTCGCTTCCCTCGTACTGCTCCCGCGCCATCGCGTAGAGCCTCCACATGCCCGTGCCCGTGATCTTGATGCGGTAGTAGTCGCAGCGCGTTGGCAGAATCGGAATCTGCACGCTCCGCTTTCTCCCGGCCTCCATCGTCCACAGCGGCTTCCATGCGCCGCCGTCATACCGGATGCTGATCTGCACGCTTGCGCCCTCCTCCAGCTCCATCCGAAGCTGCAGTTTGCTCATGGCCTTGCGGTTCAGCGTCCCCGCCGTAAAGTCCCCGAACTCCGCGAAGCTCTCCACCGCCGCCGTCTCGCGTGCTGCATTCGGCAGGACTTTCCCATCCCCGATCAGGTCGATGATCTTTGTCCCGCCTCCTTCCTTGTCGGTCAGTGCATAGATCGTTCCCTCGTCGTAGGTCATGCTGGTCAGCTCCACATCGTCCTCCTTCATCCACAGGCCATGCTTGCTGTCGTATCGGTAGATTGCCCGCTCTCCGTCCACGGTCATCTGCGCATAGTACCGCGTACCGTCCGAGCATGCCATCACATGCTCGATCTTTCCCGTGCCGAAAACGCTTGTCTGGCTCACCGGGTACTCGTCTGCGTAGATCATCATGCCCTCGCGGGAGAGATACAGCAGCATGCCGCCCGCTGCGGCAATGCTCTCGTGCTCTCCTGTTTTCACGCCCGGCATCGCGATCTCCGAGACTTGGAAGGTCTGCGGTGTCGCGCCGTAGATGCGCACCATCGCGTCCTCGCGGAAGAACGTCGGGTATCCGCCGTAGCTCACGCCGCCGGTCAGTTCGCCCTTTTTCTGCGTCTCCAGGCTCCATGCGTCCGTGCTCAGGCCCTCAAACACGTTCCAGTTTGTCGGGTCTCCCAGCTTGCTTGCATAGATGGTCTTTCCCTTTGCGCCCCAGAGGCGGTTGTCATGCTCAAAGCAGAAGTCCATATCCCGCATGCTCCGCTTCAGCGTCACCGTACCCTCAATTGTGACCTCCTTCACCGGCGTGCCGTCCTCGCCCAGCGGCATTTTGAAGCAATTGTCCGAGAATACGATCTTATTGTTTGCGATTTCTCGGATAATCGCGATTTTCTGATTCCCCGGTGCTTCCGCAAGCTCCGGAATTTCTATTCCGTCTCCGACCTCGAAGACCCCCTTCACCGTATTCGGCGTCGTAAACGTCATGGTATTTGCCGTCGCTTTTTCTCCGTTGATCGTCCCGTCGGTCAGCTTCACGCCGCTCAGCGTGATCTTTGCCTCCATCGGTTCGGCCAGCATGCCGTAGTCCTCCCATGCGCTGCCGTTCCAGCGGTACACCGCCGCCGTCCCCGCGTTGCTGAGCTGGAGGGAAAGGCTGCGCACGGCATAGATCGTCCCTTCGTCCTCTGCCGTCAGTGTCGGCAGCAGGCTCTCCCGGTTCACGATTCCCGCAACATGCAGTCCCGTCCGTATCATCAGCTTTTCCGGCATCAGCAGCACGCGGTCTCCGAATCGGATGAATTTCCAGTCTCTTTCTTCCTTTCCCAGCACAATCCCGACGTTCCATCCGCTCGTGGTCAGGTAGTACTCCGTCACCATGTTTGGCTGTGTCTCTTTCCAGATCTGCCACATTTCTCCGTTATCTGCATAGATGCGCAGGCGCGGGTTCTGTATGTCTCCACCGTCCGCCGCGATCATCCGCTTCTCCCTCGGCTGCAGGATCGGGTACTCCTTGCACGTCAGGTTTTTCATATCGTAAAGCTCGCCGTCCCCGCATGAAAGGCTGTGACGCAGACCGCCGAAGGCTACCTGCGTCGTCTTTTTGATCTTGTCCTCGTACTTCATGCTTGGCAACTTACTCATTTCTTCTCCTCCAATTTCTGGTCGATCTGCCCCAGCAGATAGTCCAGCGCCCGCAAAAGCTGCTTGTTGAACCTCTGCTGCGCCTCCAGATCCGTCTTTGTATTGCCGGTCATCTCCGGCGCTTTGACCAAAATGTTGATATTCTGCAGCATCTCTGCCCTTCCTTTCCGCCTTTCGTAGGGGCCGATGCCCGCTGCGCAGCCGTCGGCAGCTTTGCTGCCCTACGGATGCGGCGTACCCCTTGCGGGTGCATCGGCCCGCTGCTGGCACTTCCTTATGCCGTTTCCGGCGGGACGTGTTGCGCGCCCCGCCGGAGGATGTATTAAAGACTGCTGCCAAAGCTCAGGCCGCCCGCCGCAAAGCAGCGGAAGTCCACGAATGCGCCGGTGTATCTTGCTCTGCCCTTCCAGACGTTCGCGTCGTTGTGCGCGATTTCGCTGGTCACGGTCAGATCCTTGCGCATCAGGTCGATTGCGCCTTCGTAGCGCTGGTTGAACTGGCTGTCCATCAGGATCCACGGCGTGTTCGTGCTTCCGGCGCAGTACTGGTTCAGCTCGTTCCACACGAGGACGTTCCACGCGCCGAACAGGTAGTTGAACTTGTTGCCCGCTGCGGTCGTCGGGTCGTTGTGTGCGCCCAGCACACCGAAAACCGCTTCCTTGATGGCAGCGTCATTCGGTATGATGATGGTGTCCGGGTTCATCACCAGCATGTTGCCGTTGTCGTCGTAGAAGTTCTGCATCTTCGTGGCCAGCTTGCCCAGCGCGGTCGCGCTGAACGCGTCCGAGAACGCATTGCACTGGTTCGCGCCCTTGATCTTGCAGGCGTGCGCCGTCGAAAAGAGCTTTGCACCGTCGGCCGTGGTCGTCTCAAAGCTGAAATTGCCCTGCTTGTACGCCGCCTGATTCTTGATTGCCGCACCGAGCAGACCCGCAAAGAACTTGCTGCGCCCGCGATGGTACGAATCGATAAAGTTCTGCGGCTTGCCGACGAGGACGTTGTCCATCTTGTCCTCCATCATCTCCTGCGAGATGGAGAAGCTGCCCTTCCACGTCACGGCGGTCACGTACTTTTCATAGAGCTGCTCCGTGCTGCTCTGCGGGTATGCGCCGTTTTCGCCCACAGGGTCAAAGGAATCCGTTGCCCCTAAGCCGGTAAAGGCCTCGGTGTGGTGCGTGGAGTTCACGCGCTTAAAGATCTTTGCGGCAATGTTGCTCTCGTCGTGCATCCATGCCTCGTCTCTGCGTTCCAGGAACGCCGCAATCGGGGCCTGAATCTCGCCGTATAGCGCCTTTGCATTGTTGCTGGATTCACTCAGGATAATCTGTGCCATGTTTCATCTCTCCTTTCGTTCCGGCGGTTTAGCCGCCGCCTGTGGCCTTTGGAATGCGCGGGAAGCGCACGAGCATCTTACCGCCCGCCGCCGTGTCCAGCGCCTCCACCACTTCCACGGCGGTTCCCGCCGTCGCTGTGATCTTTGTGCCGGTCGTGTCGATGGTCAGCCGGCTTCCCGCCGCTGCCGAGGTATTTGCCACGGAGTTTTCCGTCTCAAACACCGTTTCCTCGTCAACCTTGATGCACGGGATCACGTCGCCAGAGGCAACCGTGCCCTGATACATGCCGATGTACTCCGGCCGGTTGTCACCGGTACACTTTTCCAGCTTGCCGCCGGATAAGTTCAGCGCCTGACCGGGCTTGATGCTGCCCAGTGCGCCCGCCTCCTTGTACTCCCACGGTGCCGGCTGGCCGTCGGCGTAGCTATAAGGGATAAATGCCATTTCTTTTAACCTCACTTTCTTTTCCGGTAATCGCGGGCGATTTCCTCGTCCGTGATATCGGGATTAAATCTGCGGTACATCTCCTTTACCTGCTGCGGCACCACAAGCGCCTCTGCCTGATTTCCGGGTGTACCTCTCATGTGCGCCTGCGACATTGCGGCGTTTCTTGCCCGCTGCTCTCCCGCTGCGCGGTTTTTCTGCATGATCGCGTCAAAGTTTGCAGTCTTGTACGCCTGCACAAAGCTGCATCCCTTGCGCACCAGCTCGGCAAAGTCCGCGCCGGTGTCCATGCGGATGATGTCGTCCAGCGTCTTGATCTCCGGATTGAGCCTCCGGATCTCCGCCAGTTCCATTTCCCGCCGCGCCGTAAAGTCCTGTACCTCGGCGCTTTCCTGCGACTGCTTTGCATTTTGCAGGATTGCCTGCATCTCCGGCGAGGCCATCACCACGCTCTGCACGACCTCCGGACTGAGCTTTCCGGCCTTCAGGTCCTGCTCTGCCTTGGCCTGCAGCTTTGCCTGCTTATATGCCGTGAGCTGCTCCATCGTCGTGACCGGCTGACCCGTTTTCGGGTCCTTCAGTCCCAGCAGGTTGAGAATCTCGGCGGCAGCGTCCTGCCGTCCCTTCTGCTCTGCCTGCTGTTCTCTGCGGTGGCGCTTCGCGGCCTCGCTTTCCTTGCTCGGCTTGTCCTTCCCCTCGGGTTCCTGCATGTCCGTTTCCGGCTGCGTCTCCCCCGACGGATTCCCATTGTCCTCGGCTGCCGGTTCGGTGACCTCCGGCGCATTACTACCTGTGCCCTCCCCCTGCGCGGGTTCGGGCTGCTCCTCGGCCTGCGCTGCCGGTTCGGTGACTTCCGGCTGATTGCTACCTTCTTCCGGCTCGGGTACGCCGAAAAGCGCATAATATCGGTTTTCTGCCATGCTTCCTCCATTGCCTTTTGGCTTGTTCTTTCGGCGGTCACTTCTTGCCGCCCGCTCTCGTTCTCAGGTCAGTGCCTCTGTGCACCTTGCCGCTGTCCTTGGTCTTGTGCTGATAAGCCGCCTTGACCTCCTGCGCACCGACGTTTTTCACCTTGCCCTCATACGTCTTTTCCACTTCTTCTCACCTCCTCGCACCCTTCTTTTTCTCCATTTTCTCAAAGTCACCCCCCGAGTTACTTCCAACATTCGGGCTTGACCGCCTGAATGTCGGGCGAATTGCATTTCTGCAATTCGGTCGCTGCTGGCACTTCCTTATGCCGGCATAAAAATGCCCGGCGGGTCTCCCCGTCGGGCTTGTCGCTAATTCTTCATGCGCTTCTGCGCGATCTGCATCTTTTCCATGATCTTCGGCAGCCGACGCTTTACCGTCGCCTGCGCCAGATACACCTCTGCCGCCACTTCCACCTGCGGCAGCCGGTCGATGTAGTAAAGCCGCGCGATCTTTTCGTTTTCCTCGCCGATGTTGGCCTGCGCGATTACCCGCTCCATTTCGCCCTTGGTCAGCTTTTGCAGCGCGGGCGGGAAGCTGATGCGGGCTTGCGGTGCCATTACTTCAGAAGATATGTCCAGCTATTGCGGCCGATGATGCCGTCCACGCCGAGGTTGTGCTCGGCCTGCATCTTGCGCACGCCTGCCTCCATTTTCGGCCCGAACAGCTTGTCCGTCGCGGGGATGGCGTGGGGATAATAGCCCTTGTCCTTCATCAGCAGCATGGCCGCACGCACGTCGTTGCCGCTCATGCCGCGCTTGAGCATTCTCAGTTCCATCGTGATCGTATCCTCCTTTTTCGGTTCTTTGGGTGCCGGTGTGACCGGCTCGTCCTCGGTGGCCTTGCTGGCGTAGTCGGGCAGGCCGAAGCCACGGATGTACCGGCCATTGACCGCAATCTCGCGGTATCCGACCGCATCATTTTTGTTGCCCTCAATGACGGTGATGGTCTTGCCGTCGCAGGCCACCACGATGCCGACGTGGCTTGCGCCGCCGGTGCAGTCTCCCACGCCATTGTCGCCCCATGCGTACATGATGACGTCGCCGGGCTTCGGGATGTAGCTGTCACTTTCCTTCCAGCGCCCCAGACGCTGGTAGAGCTTAATCATCTCGCCCACGCCGACCTCTGTCGGCATGATGTCCGTCAGGCCGAGCTTAATCGCCACCGCAGAGACAAAGCCAGCGCACCATGCGTCGGTGTACTTCAGCGCATAGCCGCGTGCCAGCGGCCGGTGCGAGTTGTACACGTCCACGATCTGGCGGTGACTGCCGTCGGATTCTTTGCAGCCGAGCCACGTTTTGGCGGTGGCTACGACGCTCTGCCGGATCTGCGTCTCCGTCATGGCTCACGCCCCCTTTTTATAGCTTGCGCTGCTGATGCCCAGCAGTACGCCGAGGAAGGTGTCCGCAGCCGTGATCGTGCCGACGACCTGTTCCCCATAGGGAAGCCCCCAGATGCCGGACAGCGCAAAGTACAGCGTGCCCAGCGCGGGCAGCAGATACAGCGCGATCCATTTCAGTACGTCATAGGTCTTGTTTTTCAGCTTCATGTTTACATGCTCCTTTCAAATCTCCGCTTTCGCGGTTAAATTTCCTTGCGTAGGGGCCGATGCCCGCATCGGCCCGCTGCTGGCACCGTCAAAGCAGCTTTCCCAGCACCGCGCCCACCAGCACCGAAATCAGCGCCGTGATGATTGCCGTCACCACGCCGTCCCATCGCTTCGCGGGCTTTTCCAGCAGCTTATCGACGTTGGTTTTGATCGTCGATACGTCGCTCTTGGTGTGCTCCATGTCCTTCTGCAAGCCGCAAATCGCCGTCACCATCTTGTCCTGCTCGTCCACGCGCTTTTCCAGCGTGTCCAGACGGTGGGTGTTGGACTTGCTCCGCTGCTCGTTCTCGATCACCTTTACTTCAAGCTCCATCCGCTTTCCTCCTTCCCGCCTTACTTCTCAGCTCACATAGAGGTAAAACCTCCGTGTGATTGCCGAGAGCATTTTCACCGTCACAACTCCGGTCGAGGTCACGGTCAGCGTCGCTCGATAATAGTCCCCCGCTGCCGCAATGTAGATGTTCCATGTATCCGCCAGCAATGGGAAGCTGCAGGTCTGGAAGTAGTTTTCTCCGCTGATTTCCGAACCGATCAGCACATGCACCGTATGATACACGCTCATGTCCGCCGTACCGCTTACCGTCCCGTTTTCGGTCAGCGTCTGAACGTCCAGCAGCAGCCACCCGACATTTTTTGCCGCGCCCAGTGCCGTTCTTGCCGCATCCGCCGTCGTTGCCCCGGTACCGCCCTTGCTGATCGGCAGTGTTCCGCTCACGTCCGATCCGGCAAGAGATACGCTCCCCTTCGTCGCCAGAGCGCCGAGGCCTAAGTTCTTTCTTGCGGCTGCTGCCGTCGCTCCACCCGTGCCGCCCTTGCTCACCGGCAGCGTCTCGGTGATGGTCGAGCCGTCCAGCGCGTGGGTGTGGTTTGCGTTCGCCTTTGCGTTGAGCTTCGCCTTCAGCTCACTCCACAGGTGCGCAAGCCCTGTGCTGTCCAAAAATGCCATTCTTCCCCCTCCTTATGTTGCAAGAATCTGATCGATCTCGTCATTCGTGATCGCCCCCACCGTTACGGTCTGCCATGACGTAGGCACGCCGTCCGCAACACTGGCGACCGCCAGCACCTCTCCAACATCCGCGTTTGTTACACCGAGCGATCCCATTGGTATCTTCCACAGAATCCAAAACCCATTGCTATACATCGCTATGAGGCAGTACGGGAGAACATCCAGGCTTGTTGTCCCTGTACACGCAAAGCCGAGGGATATATCGTCCCCGTTTTTTACCACCGCAAGGAGCGGCAATATAAATGGGAAGGTTTCCCCGGCCAGATTTGCGATTGCATACACCGCATATCCTGCCTGGTACGCGTCATATACCTCCTGTTCCGTCTTGTCCGCACTCGCAATGCCGCCGGTCGCATTTGTCACCGTCACGTACCACGCCTTGCGCGGTGTGTACCCTAGTGCCGCCTTGATTGCAGCCTTCGTCACGGTTGCATCCGTGCCCGGCTCTCCTTGCGGTCCTTGCACGCCGGGTTCTCCCTTTTCCCCCGGCTCTCCCTGTGGTCCCTTGATGTTGACCGGTGTCGGATTTTCCAAGCCTCCGTCGTTTGTCCACGAGATCACGCCCGCTTCGCTCACGCTCGGGGTGAAGGTCGTGCCCGGCTCCCCCGCGCCGCCTCCGCCCGATGTCACGCCGATGTTACTCCGTGCCTGTGCTTTCTGCGCCTCCGTCAGGGTCTGTGGTGTGTACTTTACGGCATCTGCACCGGCATTCTCCTGCGCCTGCTGCGCCCAGTATTTCGCGGAGTTGTGATAGGCCGGGTCGCTCTCCGGCACTTCCGTGCCGTTTCTCTTGCCGACCGCCCAGCTCTCCGCCTCCTGTGCAGAGAGCGCCGCATTGCTCGCTGCATTTTCCGCCGCGATTCCCTGCTGCTCCGCGCTGGCCGCCGAAAGCTGCGCCCCGTTCTGCGCCGTCTCAGCCGCGTTCTCTGCCGCCTCTGCCCCTGCCTTTGCCTGTGCGGCATCTGCCGCAGCGCTCCCGGCTGTCCCCGCCGAGGTCTGTGCGGCACTTTTGGCCGCTTCTGCCGCCGCCTGTGCGCCCGCTGCGGCCGTGGCATAGTATTTCGCATTGTTGTGGTAGGTCACATCGTCCGCGCCTACGTCCTGCCCGCGCATCTGTCCGGTCGCCCAGCTCTCCGCATCATCCACATGCTGCAAAGCGCCCTGCTCGTGCTGTCCGGCTTCCAGCGCATCGGCGCTTGCCGACTGTGCAGCAGCCTCCGCCGCCGTCTTTGCCGCCTGTGCCGCTGCCGTGGCCGTCGCCGCTGCCTGTGTGGCCGTCGCTGTGATCGTCTCCTTGGCATCCTCCGTGATCTCGTCCTGAATGTTCTGCATGTTCACGAGGTCTACCCACTCCGCCGAGCCGTCCAGCGCCCACTGGATTTTCTTGCCCGCGTACTGCATCTTGGTTGCTTTGCCGTCTGCACCGTGCAGAGATGCAAGCCACTGCTCCTCCGTGCCGGTGTAGCCGTGCTTCTGCGCAATGGCATAGGCCGACAGGTAGTACTGCTTCAGTTCCGCGCGTCCGTCCGCCGGGGCCAGCACCTCCGCCACATAGTGCACATACTCCGTGTATGTCGCGTTGAACATCTGCATGCTGTTCTGGTATTTCGTGTACTCGCCGTTTGCATAGTCGATCTGTGCCAGCACATACTGCGTGTAGAGTTTGTCGTAGGGAAAGGGTGCCGTCAGCTCTGCCGTCGGCAGGCTGTTGTCCGCTCCCAGTGCAAAAGGCTCGATATCCGCCACGGATACCAGATGCACCTCGCTTAAAACCATCCCCTCGCACTCGCTCACCCACATCAGCAGGATCTCCTTGTCAAACGCCGGCGGCTTGAGCGTCTGCACCAGCTTGATCAGCTTGTCTACTTTCATCGCTTTGCTCCTCTCCCGGTATGTCCATCTTTTTCAGCTCTGCCAGCAGCTCCAGCTTGCGCTGTGCGCTCTGCGGCTTGATCGCCTCCCGCGTCTCCCTGTCGAGGCTGATTTCCTGCCGCTCCTTCCAGCCGCAGTTATGCTGCAGGGAAAACTTCGCGCCCGCTGCCGAGGACTTTTCCAGCACCTTCCCGGCCAAAAAGTCCTCCACGCGCCCCCGCGCACGCTCCACCGTGTCGGCATACGCCTTTTTCTTCCCGTACTCCGCCCACGTCGATCGGTGTATGCCCAAAAAGAGGCACAGTCCCGCCATGCTCGGCTTCTTGATCCACAGCTCCTCGGTCGCGGGCGTGCCGTCAGCGGCCACCGGCCGGACGAATTTCTTCTTCGGGTGTCCGAAGGCATCCAGCTCCACCGAGAATGTCCCGTCCGGCTGCTCCTGATAGGCTATTTCCGCAAGGATAAGCGGCCGCACCACGCGGATTGAATCGAAATACTTATCCACCGCCTCCGCCAGCTCCTGCGGCTTGTATCGCTTCTGCACGCATTATCCCTCCTTTGGCTCTATTTTCGCATCCCTACCCCCCGAGTTACTTCCACTTTCTTCGGCGGAAAAAATTCAAGCGCCGTCCGTGTGGGCGGCGCTTTTACCATCTCTCGTAGATTTTCTTTCGCATCCTGCACAGCGTCTGGATGCTCACATAGTGCTCTGCGCTCACGCGCTGCACGTCTGTACCGTCATGCAGCAGCCAGTCCCGCAGGGCGCAGATGTACGCACGGTCGCCGCCTGCCGCATCAGCGATCAGGCGGTCGATCCGCTTTTTCTGTTTTTCCCCCGCATCGTCGTAGTTGACGAGTGCAAAATAGATCTGCCCCTGCTTGCGGTATGGGATCCGCAGGCCGCGCTGCATCTTAAAGCCCATGCCCGCCTCCCGCTTTCCGCGCCTCCCGCTTTTTAGGCACATAGCGTATGTACTGCACCACCGTCTCCGGATTGTACTCCGAGCGTTCCATAATTTTTGCGCCAGCCGGGGCCTTGATCTCTGGATTTCCCAGCACCTCGCGCTCCGTGATCTCCGGCATCAGCATGCCGCGGCTCACGGAGTACTTTTTCGCATCCGGCTGACGGCGTACCTGACGCATCAGATACACGGCTACCGGCGTGTAGTCCTGCTGGCCTCTCAGTCTGCGGATGTCCACAGAGCCGAGCTTCCACTGCTTTTGCAGCATGTCCCAGGAGATGCCCTCCGCCGCCAGCACCAGATGATGGTGGATTCGCACCACCTCGCCGGTATCGCCGTCGATGTCCGAGGTCACCGCGATGTACTTCACGGCCTGCTGCCGCTTCACTCTGCGGAGCCAGAGATTCATCTGCTTTTCCGCCGCTGCGCGCAGCCTTGCGCATGCTTCTTCCGTATTCTCGTATGGGTCGATGCCCATATCGACCCGTTTCGCGCACTTCTTCGCGGCTTTCCACTCTCCGATCTCCGCTTTCTGCATGCCGAGTGCCCAGAGCTTTTCGATTTCCGTCAGCCCGGCTTGTGCGCAGAGCTTTTCCAGTCCCGCCGGATCGTAGTCCAGCGTGACCAGAATCCCGTTTTCGTGATCGAAGTTGCAGTTCAGGAGGCGCGACACCCTCCGCAGGGCAGCGTTGAAGTTCGCCTCCTGCTTCCGGAAGCTCGTGTTCCCCTTCTTCCGGGAGGATCGAGGGCGTGCGTTGTCGCGGACCGGGTATCTCGTCCGCTCGACCACGCCGTTTTTGCACAGATACTTTCGCTCCATGATCTTCACTCCCATCTTTTCTTCTCCTTGGTCACAAACTTAGGGCTTTACCGAGCCGCGAAGATACGCGCGCGCGCGTATCATTTTTTTGGAAATCTCCGCCGTGCGTCCGCATCCATTCGGCGCGCATCTTTTTCGCCGTATCGCCACAGCCGCCCGGCTTCGCTTTCCTTGCTTCTTATTTTTAATATAGTGTATCGGTCGCTCTATTTTCCGCCCGCTGCGCGGGCAGAAAATACAATTCCCGAGTGCGGGCCGGTTTTCCGGCCCGCCGTTTCATCTCTGTTGCTTTTGCCACCGCCGGAGCGCCGCCGTCTCCACCGCGACCTTTGCTTTCAGCACTTCCTCGAAGTCCACCTCCAGCAGGCTCGCCGCCTGAAGCCGCGCATCGATCGTCGCATACGCTCTGACCTCCACCGGATCATGTCCGGGAAGGAGCACCTGCATCCGCACCGGCTCCCGGAAAACGTAGCCCCCCGTCTCCGCCGTGGCCTGCATCATGCCCTTCGCAGCCGCAGCACGTCCATGTCCCGCGCCATTTTCGACCACTGCACGCCCAGCCCCTTTGCCGCCTGCTTCGTCGCGGCCAGCTTGTCCGCTGCTCTGACCTCCACGGTCTTTCCGTTCAATGTTACTTGCCATACATAGCACTCCTCACGCATTGTCCCGCTTCCTTTCCGGCAGTCTGCCCGTCATGTATACATAGCCCCGCAGCTTTCCGTAGCTTCCATAGCCCTCGCGCCGGTATGTCCACGCAAGCACTGTGACCTCCTCCAGCGTCATCCCGTCCAGTGGGTTCAGGCCGCATTCCTGCCGCGCCCGCGCTACCGTCTCCAGCTCCGCGCCGTTGAGCGTCTCCGGAAGCCTGACCGTCCTTCCCTGCATCTGGCAGATCTCGCAGACCCACAGCCGCACCGGCGGCATCGGCTCTCCGCAGCACCTGCACCGCCGCACACTGCTTTTCCTCTTCCTCATGTCATGCCCTCCGTCGGTTCATCAGTCCCCAGCTCCCGCGCTTTCGCTTGGATCTCCGCCGCATCCACCACTGTCGCGTCCTCAATCGCCCGCTTGACGATCGCCGGGTAAAATCCTTTTTCCAGCAGTCGCTTTTTCAGCGCGTCAGCGTCAATCAGTCGCATGCTTGTCCTCCCCGAAGTTCATCACCGCTTCGATATTTCTGACCAGCGTTTCAAGCGCCGGTACGCTGTCAGGATCTGCGTATGTGTCATAGTTTCCAAGCAGCGTTTTGCACAGCGCCACTTTCTCGGTATCAGTCATCGGCAGCCTCCCTTTTCACTCCGTCCGCGCAGAAGAAGTCCTCCCGCACGATGCAGTCTACGCAGCAGCCATAGCTGCACGTCAGTCCGCCGATGTCCTCCCAACTGTGCTCGCAGTCTTTGCACAGCACCACCGGCACAACATCGGCGGCTGAAATTTCCGCAAAAACGTCCACAAGGTCTGCAATTCTGATTCCGGTAGCCTCCACGACCTTCTCGGCGGCTTCTGCGGCGTTAATGTACTTCGCCATCTTCCCGTTTTCCCTCCTTAGCCGTTCTATTTGTTGCAAAGAACGTGATTTTATCGTTCCTGTTCGGGCAGGCGACGCACTCACAGCGATTTGCATTGCTGCTTTCGTTCTGCCTAAAAGGGCAGTCGTAGTTATAACAGTCAGCCATTGTCATTCCTCCTCATAATTCTCCTTTAAGCCGCGATTTCTCCGGCAGCACGCGCATTTTTGATGGCGGTCGCGCCATTTGCAGCCGTCGCACTCGCCGATCTTGACGCTGTCCCACGAAAGAGACGGCGAACCCGCCGCGAAACGGATCAGCTGTTCCATAGCCAACAGCATCCTGTCGACGTAACTGCAACTTTGCTGTATTCCATTGTTTTTACCTCCATCTTCCTTCTTCATATCGTCTCATATGTGACTATCCAGATGCCGCCATACTCCTCGGCACATTCGTGCTCGATTCTGCATCCGCGTGCTTCTTCCCAGCCCTTGGCAAAGTATGCGATGTCTGCCGTGGAGAGCAGCTCCAGGGATTTTCCGAGGTACCAAAGCGGTTTTGCGTCCGCCGGGGCACCTTGAATAAAACTGTCGATCACTACAACCTTTTCCATCAGTGAAGCTTCTACTTCATGTTTCGCCTGTGCGCGAACCGCCAGAATCTCCTCGTCCGTCTTGCCCCGCATGGGCTGCGAAATAAATAGCTTTTTCATCGGTTTACCTCCTGATTTTTTGATCTTTGATAAACGGGTATCGCACTGCAAATGGCTGCAAATCCCCGCCAAAAACGTCCTTCAGTGCCCGGTCCAGCCTGTCCTGCTGGTAATCCTGCTCCGGGCCGGGAGACCATGCATCCGCAAACTCATGCACAATCTCCTGTACGCGCTGGCACACGGTCTTGACCTTTGCCGGGCCGAGTACGCCTTTCGCGCCCATGACCGCCGGATCGCGCAAGGCCAGTACCAGCGCGTCGAAGACCTGCTGCTGCCCGACCTCCGTCCCAATTTTCAGCAGGCGATCCTGCACATCCGCCTGCCGTTTCAGATATCCGCTCTGTTTCATACCTCCACCCCCGGCAGCGGCATCCAGTGCGTGACCTCCGATCGGCCGCGATGGATAAAATGGTCAATCGCCCAGTAGCCCTTATCCACATTCCGCACGCCGTTTTTGCTCTGCGTCAGCACAAGCACTTCCTCTTGATCCGGCGGAATCTTATCCGCTGCCGGAATCCACCTCGGCACCTGCGCTTTCAGCTTCTCGATCTCCGCCGCCTGCGCCTTGATCAGGTCGGCGGCATCCCGTATTAGCGCATCTACGCAAAAAGGCTCTTTGCTCCACCGGTACTTGCAAGGACTACAGTTCATCTCTCCGCACGCCCGCAGCGCCTGCACGATTTCTTCTTTGGTCATGTCGTTTCCTCCATTCTCGTTAATTCCTCCCGCAATGCGCGGAAGATCGGATATGCCTGCTGCGGGACTACCGCGTTTCCGAGGCATTTAAGTCTGTCCACCCGATGGGGAATCCCTGCAACCACTCTACCCACGCCGGGTTCAGTTGCCCACCAATCTGGTCGTTGAGGTTGTTTGCGCGTTTCGGATTTTCGTATCTCTTTCTCTGCCCCGTCCGATAATCCCTCGCACACGGCGTAGCAAGCATTTCCATTGCCACTGCCTGCGTCAGATTGCATTTCCCAGGTTCCTTCTGCCTGGACGGCGGGACGGATTGCAGGACATCCTTGCCCTCGTTCGCCCTCGGCGTCGGCCACATCCTGAATCCCTCCTGCACTGCCACCCAGTCGCGCAGATTGCACGGTTGTCTGCTTCTGGTTTTTTTCGCTTCGCGGTTCAATGCCTCCTCCGATTTCGGCGGCATCTTGTCCATTGTGTTCGGCGTCGGAAGCAACAAAGAACACCCTTGCTCTCCTGTGCCAAGCTCCGACAGCCGCAGCTTCAAAACAGAACACGACGACGTGATACCCTGCCTGCTCCAGATCCTTGACCACTTCCCCGGCGGCAATCCTGATGATTCCAGGAACGTTCTCACCGACAACGCAATGCGGGCGCAGCTCTCGGATAACTCGGAGCATCTCAGGCCATAGGTAACGGTCGTCCCCTTTCCCTTTTTGCTTTCCTGCCACGGAAAACGGCTGACAGGGGAATCCGCCGGAAATAACGTCAACTGTTCGTAGTCCTGTTCGCTCATAGAAGCTCTCCTTTGTCAAAGTCCGGATGTCTCGCCAGCGCGGCACGTCCGGCCAGTGCTTTTCCAGTACCTTTGTGGGATAGTCGGCAAATTCGCACTGTCCGACGGTTTCAAACCCGGCCCATTCCGCCGCCAGATCCAGACCTCCGATGCCGCTAAACAGGCTCAGATGCGTCACCCCCGGCATCATCCTTCCTCCTCAAACAGTGACATTTGCCTGTCATCCTCAAGAATCGATGCCGTGTTATTCCCACTGCTCGTACTCTTAATCGCCGCCGCGTCCTGCTCTTTGCTCAATGCTCTTATGGCCTCGTATTCTCGATGCGAAAGGCCCCATCTTTCGGCGGCAGCTCTTTCGGCGGCAGCTCTTTCGGCGGCAGCTCTTTCGGCGGCAGCTCTTTCGGAAAGCAACAATCCACCGCCAAAAATGCTTTTTCCTTTTTTTCTTTGCTCGTCCAGAGCTGATATTCCTAAGCACTCACCGCGATACACTTTCAGGTCTATGCCGCACTTGCTGTACCTTTGCAGCATTGCCGCCGTCATCACGTGATCCGGATAAATGTATTTTGGGATTTTCTTTTTTTGATTCTCTCTTTTTTTCATCGCATCCGCAATCGCTTGTCCTAACCTTGGCGCTGTCTGTGCCACGACATCCGCACCATAGCTTGTGACAAATGCAGTGCGGACGACAGCTCCGTTTTCATACACAATATCCGCATCGCAAATGATGTGGTTCATCCGCAACACAGTATCCTCCGAGCCAAACGCCGTCAACGATGGCGCAAACAAGAAGAACTTGATTTTTCTGTCAAGATAGAACCTGCAGATCTTTGTCAAGATCGAAAATGGCGGATTGTCAAGCACAGTGCACCCCTCTGGATACTTGAATTTTTCATAATCTCCTCCCGGATAAAATGGCCGGACAATCGTTTGTGGGTCAATTTCATATTCCGCACAAGCCCAATCTCTGATTGCATCGTACACTAGCGGAGGTGTATAGCAATCATCTGTTGTCTTTTTTTGCTTGAATTTCTCGACAAATGCATCGTATTCAGCATTGTCTTGGAAAATCTCTAGTTGTTCCATGTCACGCCTCCACAAATTCCCCGCCGACGCACTTGTACCACGTCTTTTCTTTGAGCGTCACCCCCGGCATCATTCTTCCTCCTCAAACAGTGACATTTGCCCCGGTAGCACGCCGTCCTCCATCCACCAGTGGAAAACGTCCACACCAGTGTTTCCCCACCGCTTTTCGGCCTCAGTCTTGCCGCGCTTGCGCCGCTCATTTAGCATCCTGTCAAAGGCCATGATGTAGGCCTTTTGATACTTTGGATACTTCGCAAACTCCACCGTTCGGTGCTTTCCTGCCATCGGACATCCGATGCAGCCGACGCGCTTCCAGCCGCAGGCGTAAAGCGGGTTCATCTGGATTTTTTCGCTCTCGCAGTAGTCCAGCACATCCCGCTCTGCCCAGTCGATTATCGGATTCGCAATTCTTTTCCCTTTTAATTGGCAAGTTTCAAACAGCCGTCGATCTTCGTCGTTGTCGTTTAGCAGAATCAGGCTTTTCTTCCTGTCGCGGTGTTGCACTTCAAGGCTTCCACGGTTCTTGGCTCTGGCGGCGCTTTCTTCCCAGCGGACACCCGTCGCGATAAAGCGTCCTCTCCCGCCGCCCTCTTTCAGCTCAGCGCAGCAGTATCGTTTTAGCCGTGTTGGAGGCATCAGCTTCCGAGGAATCAGGTTCCACATGGTAACGCGCTTACCGTTTGGCCGAGCATGCATGTCTACTTCGCATTTAATTCCGCGTTCTTCGAGGCGTCGGAAGGTACCACGGATGTGATAGACTGTTTCCGGCGCATCCGCTGTTGTCAGGCTGTGCAATACCTCAAATGGAATTCCGCTATTTTCGGCCAGCCGTATAAGCACGTCGCTGTCCTTCCCGCCAGAGTAGGCGATCAGAAGCGGCATCTTGAAAAGCCGCAGGGACATATCCGAGGCGCATTTCAGCCGCTCGATCGCGGTTTGCTCAAGATCGCTCATTCCGTCACACCTCCACAAATTCCCCGCCGACGCACTTGTAGGCGATAATTGGTTCGCTCATGTGTTTTCCTCCATTTTCTCCAGCACCTCCCGCAGCTTGTCCTTCTCCGCTGCGGCAATCACTGCAACCGCCGTCTCATAGCTGATCTCCAGCGCATCCAGCCCCAGCAACCATGCCACGGATACATTCAGCGCCTTTCCCACCGCCTTTGCAAGGCTCAGGCTCATTCTCGCCCGCCCCTGCTCCACATTGGCAATGGTTGACTGCTCGTAATAGCACCGAGCCGCCAGCCTGCTCTGGCCTAACCCCGCCGCCTCCCGCGCCGCAATCAGTCTTTTCGCAGATGTCATGTCCTCTGCTTTTTTCATTCTTTCTCCCTTCGCACCAAGCCGGTGCCTGACATATTTCCGCGCCCCGGTATCCCTCGGGGTAAACGCTCACCACGCGCCCGCGCACCCCGCGCAGCCCGCGCCGGGTGCATTTTAAGAGGCAGCCGCCCCGATGGTCGGTTTCCTCAATCGCTGCTCCGCACTCTGCGCAGTTCATCCTTGCATTCCTCCAGTGCCCTTGTCAGCCGGTCGATCTCCTTCGAGGCCGCCAGCATCAGGCTCAGCACGCCGCCGCAGGTCGGGTACGCCTCGCATTCGCTGCACCGCTTCGCCCCCGCGCACTCGATCAGCATCCGGGAAAGATCACCCATTCTTCAGCCACCCGACCTTCCGCATCACCAGCAGCGCCCCCGCAAATGGGAAAGCCGCCGTCCATACGGGAGCCGCCGTCACGCACACCGCCATCACGACCACCAGCGCAATCACCATCAGAAATGCGCCCAACTCCCGCTTTTCCTTCCGTGCCTTCGCCCGCTCTGCCCGCAGCGTCCGTTCCGCCCGCTGCGCCCGCGCTTCCGCTTCCTCTCGCGCTGCGCGGTTCCTCCGCTCATCCACGCGATACGCCAAACGGCGAAGCTCCAGATCCTCCGCTTCGCCGTTGTAAAGAATGATTTCCTGCATCGTTATGTCCTCCATTCCGTATGGGTCGATACCCTTCCACGACCCGTTTCCTATTCGTAGGGGCCGATGCCCACATCGGCCCGCTGCTGGCACTTACAGATAATTCTTTCCGTATTCCCGCCGGAAGTCGTCCGTGCTGGCCTCGTGCTCGTACATCCACTTGCGTTCGCCGTACTTCTTTATCTCCAGCGCCGTCTCGGCGCATTGGTGCGCCGCCCGCGGGCCGTTTCTGTGGCATGTGTCGCCGCACAGCAGCACCACCAGCCCATCCCGCTCCGATTTATCGCGGTTCGACCCGCCAAAGATGTGGTGGCGCTCCACCGCGCCCACCTTTCCGCATAACCAGCACTTTCCGTACATTGTCTTTCCTCCTAAATTGCCCCGATCAGCCGCAGCAGAGCGTCCCGCCCCTCCTGCGTGCTGCACAGGTTCACACTTTTTACCAGCCCCCGGAGTTCCCCCACCGTCATTGTGGTTGGATCCTCACGTCTGCGGTAGTACGTTCCCCGCGTCATATGGCTCTCGTGCAGCAGCCGGTCCACGCCGACCTCTGCGTATTGCCGCGCAGCGTCCAGCCGCTTCACAAATTCCTGCTCCACGCTGACCTTTGGCTTGCACCACGTTACCTTTGGCACTTCTCTTTCCTCCTCCCTTATGCACTCTTTCGCATCTGCGCCACGGCGACCATTCCGTCGGCGTAGGCCGTCAGCACAGTCCATTCCTCTGCGGTCAGCTTCTCTGCCAGCTCAAAGAGCTTTGCAAGCATGCTCATTCTTTCCTCGGTCATTTCTCTCACTTCCTTTCATTGACCTTCTCCCTCCCCCTGTGCTATACTCTCATTTAGGAGGTGTTCTTATATGAAAAACAAACTAACCACCGTCTACATTCACTTCCGGGATACGCTCGATCTTTCTGCCCTCGGTCAGGCGTTCCCGGAAAGCGCTACCTTCGGCCCCGTTATGGAAAATTCCTGCATCGTCAATTCCTACTTGACCTACAAGTCCGTTCTTGACCTCATGTCGCACCATTTCCCAAACGAGCATTATTTCATCTGCGTCGCCGGGCGGCATTACGTTTGTGCCCCTTCTTCCGCAGGCCGAAGCCCGTCCACGTGTGAGGCCTCCGATGCTTCCGCCCCGCCCACTCTCCGTCATACCGACGGATGAACTTGTCCTTCTTGATGTAGCTAATGAGCCGCATACTGCGCATCCCATCACCCCCTATCGCGTTTCGCTTTCTTATCTTCTAATGAAAGTAGGTTTTTCTATGTCCTCTTATCAGGAAATCATGGCCGAGCAGGAGCGTCAGCGCCGCGCTGCCGAAGCTTCCGCCGCCCGCCGCGCCGAAGCGCGTTCCGAGGAACAGCTCAAAGCCATCCAGAGCATTGCCGAAGCAGCGCAGAGGCGAGCCGACATTGCCATGCAGGAGGCCGCTTCTGCCCAAGCCCGTGCCGTTTCTGCCAAAAAGGAATCGCGCCGCTCATTCATCATCTCTGTGATTTCCGTCGTCATTTCTGTTCTCGGCATTCTTGGAAGCCTCCTGATTCGCTAACAGCTTTTCAACAAACAGTTTCTGTTCTTTGCATTCTTCGTGGAGCATCTGCACCGCATCGTCATATCTGGCAAGGCTTTCTTCTTCCTCCTTCACCAGCCTGTATAGCTCTATCGTCGCTTTTGCCTGCTTGTCGATGCTGTCCCTCCACTTTTCCAGCGCTTTTTCGTATGCCTCTTTTTTTATACTCTTGTCCGTTCCGTCCTTCATCCACCGTAACAATTCGGCAAGGAACCATAACAGCCCGACAACCAGTGCGCCGATGAACGCATTCTGCAAGATTTCCGCAATGTCCATTTCCTCCCCTTCCTTTCGTTGACATTCCCTCCCGCCGCGTGCTATACTCACGAAAAAGGAGGTTTTTTATGGGCACATTATTCATTGTCCTCACGCTTGCGCTTGGCGCTGCGTGGGCAGTACAACGAGATACATGCAGGCAGCTCGACCGGCTCTCGTTCTACGGCAACTGGTATCGCCTTTTTCGCGACATTCGCGACAATCCAAAGTATAAAGACTATAACATCCATCAGATTGATGCCCTCGGCGACCTTATAAGCTATGGCCTTTACGACCCGCTCACAAAGAAGCAGAGGATCCTTCGTTCAATTCTTCCGACGCTCTTCGCTTTATCTGCTGTCTCTACTTTCTTGTATTTTGTCTGTACCTGATTTTCCCTCGTCGTGATGCTCTATCATCTCTTTGTGACTACAATACCACACGTCGTGATGTTTGTCAATAGTTTTTCAAAATTTATATTGACTTTGTGATTTTTTTATCGTATTATGAAAGCGCCACAGGAGGTGAGAAAATGCAAGAACGAATCCGTGAGCTTCGCAAGGCTCTAAATTTAACACAAGCCGCATTTGGTGAACGCATTGCTGTGAAGCCTAACACCATTACCAACTACGAAACCGGCCTCCGAATTCCTTCTGATTCTGTCATACGCTCCATCTGCCGCGAGTTCAATGTCAGTGAGCGCTGGCTGCGTGAGGGCGAGGGCGAGATGTTCCTCCCGCAGGACGATGCCGACGAGCTGATGGCCTTGGCCGGTCGCTTTCTCGGCAGCAATCCGACCGAGACGCAGCTGCGGTTTGCCCGCGCTGTGTTCACCATGACCCCGCAGGAGCTTGAACTTATCACGCGCAAAGCCCGCGAACTTCTCGGTGAAACAAAAAAAGAGGACTGACAGCACCCGCTGCCAGTCCTCTTTTTCGCCCTTTTCATTCTTCCTCCCCGCCCGCTGCAAGGAATGCCAGGATAAACCAGTATAGCCGCCTTAGTTGTCCCGCCGTCGCTGTCTCGATCAACCTCCGAATTTCTGCCGCATAGTTCATCTTTCCGCTCCTTCCGACATTTTTGTAGTGTTAACTAAAATATTGCTTGACATTTTTCTTCCCACGCGGTAATATAAAAGTATCAAATACGAAACTTTTTTCTTGCACATGGTGGTGGTTGCTTTGGATCGTAAAAGGGCGCTTGCTTTCCTTGTGTCCTTCGCTTCCTCAACACTGCTTCTTCTCCTGTTT